TTAAATAATGGCTAACTTCTCCGCTAAGATCCAGACAGCGCGCGATGCCGGATACTCTGATGAAGAGATCAAACGGTTTCTTATGGCTACGCCTGAAGCGGAAAAAGCTAAAGAAGCTGGTTATACTGCCGAAGAGATCGCCGCACATCTTGGTCTTGCAACCGGCGAGCCTAGAGAAATTGTTACAACGCCACAAAAAATAGCAGGTTATGTTGGCGAGACGCTTGGTAATATTCCAGCAAGCACGCTTAACTTTGCACAAGGCGTTTATGAAACGGCAACAAATCCGCTTCAGACTGCGGAAGCATTAGGGCAGGCTGTTATGAGTCCTGTCCAAACTGCAAAAGCAGTGGGCGGTTACTTAGGCGAACGGTATGGATCGCCTGCACAAGCGTTAGAAACTTTTAAAACCGATCCTGTCGGTGTGTTGTCTGACATCTCTGCGGGCGCAGGCATCGGCGGATTAGGCGCGCGGTTGGGCGGCAAAGGCGTTTTGGCTCAGAACGCTATGCGATTGGCTGAAAGAACCGCGCCGTCAAATGTATTAGCCGGTATGGTGCAGGCTCCTTTCAATGTTGCTGCGCCAGGCTATGAGTTTGCGCGCAATATGATGGCTCCTAAATATGCAGCCTATACGGCGGCGGCTGAAGGCCGAACACCTGAAATCATTGCAGCGCTACGTAACCCACAAGCGCAGATTGTCCCTGGGTCTATGCCTACGGCAGCTCAAGCGGCTGTGCCTGTCGGCGCTACTAAGTTCCAAGCGCTTGGTGCTACGGCCAGAGAAGTCATGCCATCAGAGTATGATCTGCGGGCAGAGCAACAAGCCGCCGCGCGTCTTAAGGCATTGCGAACTGTTGCTGGGTCTGAGCGCACACTAGAAGCGGCTAAGACAGGCCGCGCTAAAGAAGCTTCATATCTATACGGTAAAGCAGATAAGATGCTTGTGCCAGAAGATAAGAAGCTATCTGAACTGTTAACGCGGCCTTCAATGGATAAGGCACTTGCACGCGCTGAAGAGTTGGCCGCAGAGCGCGGTCATACGTTCCAGCTAGGCGAGACTAAGCCTGCCACGACTGTTGAGTCAGCTATCGTCGATGAGTTCGGTCAGCCAATTAAGCGCACAATTCCTGCAACAACGGCTAAATATCCTGTTAGCAGTCTGCACGCGCTTAAGATGTCGATGGACGATCTTATTCGCAACCCAGAGCGTTTTGGTATCGGCGCGTCTGAAGCCGCAGCTATTGGCAATACGCGCAAGCAATTAATTAGCTGGATCAAACAGAAGTCTCCGCTTTATGAACAGGCGCGAGGTCAGTTTGCCAAGCGTAGCGGCCCGATCAATCAAATGGAGATCGGCCAATACTTAGAAAGCAAATTGCTGTCGCCTTTAGCCGAAGAAGGCCCGCAACGCGCGGGTGTGTTTGCAACCGCTGTTGAAGCTGCGCCGCGCACAATTAAACAAGCGATTGAAGGCGCGCCGCGCTTTGAAAAACTTTCGCAGGTCTTGACTCCATCACAAGTTAAGACGGTTAACGATATCCGCGACGATCTAGCGCGTGCAGCCGAAGCGGATCGCATGGCTCGCGTCGCCCGTGAAAGCGCGCCTGACGCGAAAGAAGTCACCAAAGGAACTATACCTCGCGCTCCTAACTTGCTGAGTAAAATTACGACTAGCGTGAATTTATTTATGAACAAAACGCAAGGCCATATAGATAGAAAGCTGGCGCTTGAGATCGCCACTGAGATGTTGGATCCTGAACAAACTGCAAAGGTTCTTGAGGCCGCTGTTGCATACGCAGAAAAGACCAAGAAAACCGCAGCTAAGATAAAAGGCATGGGCGCAGATGTAAAAGAAACTGTGCAAAAACTTGGCCCCGCGATCTCTGGCGCTGTTACAGTTCAGAACGTGATGCGCCGCAGAGACAACCAGAATGCGATGGCGAGATGACACCAATGGCTGAATATCAAGTGTTTTTTGATGTCGCCGTTGGCGTGATCGGCGTCCTGGGCGGATGGGTATTGAATACCGTCTGGGGCGCTGTCAAAGATTTGCAGAGCGCAGATAAAGAATTAGCGGAAAAGGTCAGCGAGATTGAAGTTCTCGTTGCTGGACGTTACGTCACCCGCGACGAGTTTAACACAACACTTAGCCAAGTGTTCGTCAAGCTCGACACCATCAGAGACATCGTTAGCCATAAGGCAGATAGATGAAAGAGAACTACGCGCAAGCCCTCAAACAAGTTCTTAAATATGAGGGTGGCTATGTTGACCATCCAAAAGATCCAGGCGGCCCGACGAATAAGGGCGTTACGCAAGCAGTCTATGATAGCTGGCGAAAGACCCAAAATCTCCCGACGCAGAGCGTTCGCAATATTAATGATTCGGAAGTTGCGGCGATTTACAAGAACCTCTATTGGGATCGTGTTTCTGGAGATAATTTGCCCGACGGCGTTGATTTTGCTGTGTTCGACTTTGCTGTCAATTCAGGCGTAAGCCGCGCAGCTAAGACGCTTCAAGCTGTTGTCGGCGTTACGCAAGACGGCGTGATCGGCCCTGCAACGATCCAAGCCACTAAAACCTATGTCGCTATGGCCGTCACAAACAAGCGTTTAGCTTTCATGCAGTCCCTGTCGATCTGGTCTACGTTTGGCAAAGGCTGGTCTGCGCGTATCGCAGACGTTAAAGCGCAGATTAAAGCGCTATGCGGATAATCTTACTTTGCCTTTTACTGTCTGGCTGCGCGCCGGCTAAATATATTTTTCACTGTACAGTCACTCAACCAAGGAACTGTAACTGATGCTTAAGAATTGGAAAACCTCTATCCCAGGAATCCTTACTCTTGTAGGCGTTCTTTTTAACGCGTGGCAGACTAAGACGCTTGACTGGCCTTCTCTTCAGGCTGCGTTAATTGCTATTGGTCTTATCGGCGCTAAAGATTTTAACGTCACGGGCGCATGACAACTGCTATCTTAATTGGCTTATTTTTAACGGTGCTCTATGGCGGCGTTAAAATATTAATCGCTGATGCTTATGATCGTGGGCGGCGTGAGGAAGTCACACGTCGTATGGATCTGCAAGCCAAACTGAAAGCACAACAGACCAATGTCGTTATGGCCCCTAAAACCGTGGACGATACTGCTATTGATCTCGACAACGGCACTTTCTAGTTGCCAGTCAACGAGCGGCGGGTCTTGCCCGCCACTCGCTCAATACTCAGTCGCTCAACAGCGCGCTGTTGCCGCTGAACTGCGGCGGCTCCGTGGATCCGAAACGGCTCAGTTTATCGTCGATTACGGCAAGCTCCGCGCGGCGTGTCGGCTTTAGCGGCTCGATCTTAGCCGGCTTCAGCTCAGTGCGTTTCTTGTACCCAATGTTCGCGCCGGTATCAGCTTTTTGCGCTATGTAGTCCGCAGCAAACTGCGCTGCAAACGCTTCATAGTTCATAGCGTCTACGCGGCTATCAAGGTGCAGCGGATCGTTAAACGCCCGCGCATTCTTAACGCAGACCATAATAATCGCCACCTCGAACGGATGGATGTCGCGCCCCAATCGCAACGATGCCAAGTCCGCTATAAGCTGGAAATTATTCTCGATGCCGCCATACGTCTCACCGCGCTCGGCGATGATGTCAGCGGCCTGTCTTAGAAGATCGGTAGGTGTATGCATCTTTCAACAATTCCTCTCTTTCGCGCAACACTCGCAGAATGTTGTAGCGTTGATGCAAGCGGGTCATAATAAAAGCGCGCCGCCCATTCGCGCGTTCATCCTGAAGCAGATCATAAATCTCCTTTTCGGATAAATTCGGTAATTTCTCGTTCAACTCATGCCAGTGCATAATTCCTCCAACGCCAGTTCAGACATGGAGCGCTTGTCTTTTAGCGCGGTTTGGATCTTTTCATCGATGGTGTTAGCACAAATAATATTGTAACACCAGACATCTTTTGTTTGCCCGCTGCGGTGCAAGCGCCCGATGGTTTGCTCATACAGCTCCAGCGACCAAGGCAGCGACAGGAAAATAATTTTGTTGCCGCCAAACTGTAGGTTCAATCCATGACCGGCGGACTTGGGATGAATCGCTAATAACTCGAGTTCACCTTTGTTCCACTTGTCAACTACATTTGCGTCATCCATAGTAAAGAGTTGTGGGTAACGTCTTTTAAGTTCTGCTAACTCTTCTTTGTAGTTGTAAACAATGATCGTGTTCGCTCGTTGATTTTCTTCGAGTATTTCATCCAACAGATCAAACTTATGGGATCCGATCCATTCCGGCTTATCCAGTCCGTAAATGAAGCCGCCGGCAAGTTGCTGAAGCTTTTGCGTAACGACTGCCGCCGTTGGAGCGCTGATGGTCTGATCAAGTTCAAGGACAAACTCCCTCTTCATAGCGTTGTAGTGCGTCATGTCCATCGTGCAGCGCATGTCAACGACATGCAACTCCGGCAATTTATCCTTATACTCGCCAGCCTCTAGCACATATGTCGCCGGCTTGATCGTCGCCATCACGCTTGGCAATGCGTTAGGTAGCGGCACCCATTGTTGATATTCGCGGTTTAAACAGTAAAAATACTGTTGCAGGAACGCGCCTTTGCTGCGGCCTAGCAGCTTCTGGTCAACGACCTTGCACTGGCCGAACACGTCCTCTAGGCCGTTAGACGTAAACGAACCGGTCAAGCCCCAGCGTATGTGGAAATTGTCAAGTATTTTTAGCAAATGCTTAAACCGTTTTCCACTGGGATTCTTGAGCCGCGTCAGCTCATCAAAGACCACGGCGTCAAAGCCGGTGGGATCTATGGACGGGATGTTGTCATAGTTGGTCACGACCACATCCGCTGCGCTCTCAAACGCTTCTCGGCGTTGCGCTGGCGTGCCAACAGCTACGGCGATGGGCATCTCAGGAGCCCACTTCGGCCCTTCTACAGGCCACACGTCAGTGCAGACGCGCTTGGGCGCGAGCACTAGCCAGCGCTGCACAAAGCCCTTTTCAAGCATGTCGCGCATAGCGGTTAATGTTATTGCAGTCTTCCCCGCGCCTACTGG